GAAGTACGCCAGATGTTAATGCTTGCGTTAATTGCGTCATAGCATTTTTAGCAGCTTCACCTTGTACACCGTTAACGACAAATGCTTTACTTACGATCTCATTAAATTTAAGTGCCTCTTGTGGATCTGGGAAGATATTCTTAGCGGCTGTCGATAAGTGAAGGACAGATTCCATCATGTCTTCATAGCCCATACGAGCACGTTGAGCAGATTCATAAATCTCATCGTTTAACTGTGCTGCTCTTGCTTGTGAGCCAGCAATATTATTTAACCGTGCACCAAAACTAGCAAACTGTTCAGAAGTCGATACCATTTTATGGAAAGAATCCGTGACCATATTTACGGCCCCGACTGCTACGTTAGCAAGTATGGAACCAGCAAATACTTCACGGAAACCGATCATACTACCTTTAGCAGCTTCAGCTGATTCACCAGATCTATTAATGCTGTTAGATAATTTATTAAAATCTTCGGCCGCCTTATTCGTAGACTTAGCTATCTCATCGAGGGCTGGAGAAACTTTATTCTCTAATGTGATGGTATTTTGTAATTGTGCCATTATTTATTCTTAGCTTTCTCTTCGGCTTTTTGCTCGGCTTCTACTCGAGCTAAAATCGAAGCAAAAATAAAGTTTCGTTCTTGAAGACTCATTTCGTCAAATTCACCCGGTCTAATATGTAATTTCTGTAGAGCATAGTGGTAAATAGCAAATTCTGGATTGCCATCATCTTCTCCACTATGCTGGATTAGTTTTTTAACTCTTCGACCGTGTTAACTTTAGTAGTAAGACCACCGTATTTTTGAATCACTTCGAATAAGTAGTTATATTCGCCAGCAGTTAGCATTTCACCAGCTAAATCTTTAGCAGATTGTACGCCGTAGTTATCTTGTAATTCAGCATTCATAAGATCTGGATATTTAACTGTTTTTTCGAGTAAAAGCTCTTTAAGTTTTTCTTGGTTAGTTTCTGTCGTAGGTACGCCGTTAACGATAGATACTTTATTAGCTTGATTTTGAATATAATCGATTTCGCGGCCTGTTAATGGTTTGATAACCCATTTAATAGGTTCGCCATTTTCTTCGAAACGTTCAGAAATAACGACTTCAAATTCTTTAGGCTTTTTAACGCCGTCTTTAAAGAAACCGCGAAGAGACATTTGATTGATATTAGACATAGGTAAATTCTCCTAAATGAATAAGAAATATGGGGAGCTTTACGCCCCCCTGTTAGTTATTAGCCTTCCATTTTATCGGAAAGTTTAAATTGTTCTGGATATTCGATACCGCCAGCAATAAATTCGATTTCTTTTTCGAGGTATTTACCTTCGACATCGAATGCTACAGTATTAACACCTTTAAATACACAGTCTTTTAAGATAACAGTACGACGACCGATGTTACCTACGGAAGTCGGATCTTCGTTAGTAGCGTAAATATCGAAGAAAGTTTGTTCGCCTTTAGTCGCATATTTAATAGCTAAATCATGGAAGATCGGATCGTTATCAAATTGAGATAATTTACCAGTGATTTTAACTTTAGTTTGACCGGCTTGATCGATAAGAGTACCGAGCACGCCGAATTCTTGAGTTTCGATATCGATTTTATACTCAAGTTTTTTAGCGTTCATAACGCTATAACGTTTACCGTTGATAACGGTATAGCAAGTAGCTAAACGAGATTTAGCTAATTCATTGCTTTTAACTGTTGCCATTTGTGCCATTATTTAGTACTCCTTATTTCACGTAGCAAGTCGCGTACAATTTATCCATAGCGACTGTAGGGTTGATTTCGTAGTTTACGACTACAGAACCTTTTTCGTCGCCCTCTGTCGGGATTTCTACATCCTTGGATTCGAATTCTTTAATAGCACGTACTTTAGCATAGTCTTCAAATAATTTAACGATATCGTTCCAGAGAGCAATACGACCGTCTTTATCATTAGGAGTTTTACCTAGATAATAATTGTTAAATAAGCGAGCTACATCGTATGCGGAGTTATCGAGGACGCGAATGACTTGGTTAAGAGCGAAGTCTTTAGTACGTTCTTTAGAGAATTCAGTGAAAGTATTCACATCGGATAACAAACGAGTGTTGCCTTTTACGTTGCCAGATGCAGAATCTGCTACATTGTGGAATACGATTTGACCACCTTTAATGAATTGTTCTAATTCATATTGTTTATATTGCACGTTGAAGTTGTATTCGCCGTCATAAATTTTATTAGTCAAGGATTTATTAATCGGGCAAGATGCTTCTGCACCAGTTAACCAGTAGACACCAGCACCAGGTTCAGCACCACTATCTGTTACTTTGTTAGCTAAGGAAATAACGCCTTCATAATTAGCACGAGTATTGTTATAAAGTGCTACTTGGAATTTTTGACCTGTCGTTTCACGTGTACGTTTAGCAAATGCGATAAACAAGTTTTGAATTGTAGTATCGGAGCCAGTATAACCTAATACATTGAAATAGAATGGTTCGATTAATTCAATATACTTCTGATAGTCGGATGCTTGTACAGATGTACCGTTAGTACCACCATTTAAGTATGTAGCTGCTTGAGCTGTGAATGCGGACATTTCGTTGAATGTTACGTATGCGTTATTAACGAGTTCTTTCGGTGTAGAAAGACCAGTTTGTTCGTCGACTTTCTTAACGACGCCATCAGTTTTCAAGTAAGTAGTTACTACGAATTTAGATGCATCGTTAATGTCGGCAGAAATAGCGACAGCGATATCGTTACCGCGTACACCACCGCATTTAGCAGTAGCGATAGTAGATTGTGCTTTAACTGCGTCGGAGTTTAAGCGATATAGATATAAAGTTTTAGTATTGATGAAAAGATCACGAAGACCTTTCATTTTTTCGTGTGCATAATCGTAACCGAAGATTTTAACGGAATCCTTTTGGAATTCTTCTTGTTCGATACGAATAATTTTGCCTGTTTCGCCCCAATCAAGAGAAAGAGCCATTGTAGCATAACCGCGATCTACGATTTCTGCGAATGGTTTCAATTTGGAAACGAAATTAATGTAAGCACCTGGCAATGTTTTATTTTGAAATAGCCAGTAGCCGCCACCTAATGCCATAGAGTAGTTCTCCTTTTATTCAAAAAATTAATCGTTGAAAACTTCAACGATAGGCTTAGTAAGAGTATCTTGTAGTAAAGCTTCAACTTCCTCGATGCTGTATTC